AACTCAAGTCTGTCCACGGCTGGACACACGAAGCCTAGCCCTTCACCCGCGAAGAGGTTATGGCTAGGGAAGTGGACGACCTTGTAGACGACGCCTTCCAGCAACGTAGACAGGCTGTTTGGGAGGGGTTTGAGAAGAAGCGGTGGCATCAGATCAAACTCGACGCCGAAAAATGGAACAACTTGGAGCAGAGTTTTATTCTACCCCTCCAAGATCAGTTGGCCTCGCTTGTCCCGGCCTACACGCCTCCGATGCTTAATTTGAAGACCGCCAGAAATCCATTTGCAGTGGTAACCAGCGGCGGGGAACTTCACTACGGAGGGAGTGGATGGATTTTGGAAACCGGCGAGGAGTTTACCCGGGAGGAAGCCGAAGCTCGTCTGGTTCGAACCCGAGAGCAAATGCTCGAAGAAATCGCGGATCGCGGTCGTCCTGAAAAGTTCTACTACGCTATCGGGCATGACTTTTTGGCTGTGGATACGGATTTGGGAACAACCACGGCAGGAACGCCGCAGGACACCGATGGAACGGCGGCTAGAATAGTATCCGAGGGGTTCGATCTAGCTCTCCGGGATGTTGACTCACTCCGAGAGGTGGCACCTATAGAAATAATCAGCGTCCCCGGAAATCACGACCGGCTCTTGACGATTGCACTTCTCAAGGCGATGGAGACGGCGTACAGAAACCAACCGGACGTGAGTATTACCTTCAGCGCCCGAAGTCGGACCTACGCGGCGTATGGAAATACGCTGCTCGGGTTTGCCCACGGAGACGGAGCATTGAAACCGGCGCAGTACATGGCCACAATGGCGAAGGAAGAGCCGGCAGGGTGGGCTGTTACAATCTATCGGGCATTCTTCACCGGACATCTGCACTCAGAAGTTGTCCGCGAATTGGTAGGGGGTACTCACTACCAGATGCCGTCACTTCGAGGCAAGGACCGATTCCACGAGCGTCAAGCATATTTGGCAGATTCTGCTTTGGCAAGCTACGTTGTTGATGAGCATCGCGGGGTTACCAGTACCATTTACACGAGGGCATAAATGAGACGAGACCTTAGCATACCCCGCTTTATAGGCCGGGACCCGAATCTTTTCCATGTCTGGCTTTCTTGGTTGAAGGACCTTGGTGGGACGTTCGCGCCCTACCACAATCTCGACGAGCCAAAACCACCCACAGGCAGACGAGACCCGGACACCAAACCAAGGCAGTACGAACTCGACGATAAGAAGTACGGAATGGACCCGAAGACGGGGACTATTTGGAGGAGGCCAGTGTGACATATCCAGTGATTTTGCCAAACATTGGCAATAAGTTAGCTGAAGAAATTGATGACGAAATCGGTAGAGCGCAACGACATGGAGTAAAGTTTGCGAGCCTACACGAGGCGTACGCTGTCATCCTCGAAGAATTGGATGAAGTGTGGGATGCCACTCGTCTCAAGAAGAGAGATCGCAAGGCTGACGATCTAAAGAAGGAACTTGTCCAGTTAGCGGCGATGGCTGTCAAAGCCATCCACTCTATGGATAACTTTGTGGGGGGAAGCGTATGAAGGTTTACCTAGCTGCGCAATACCCAAGACGAGACGAAATGAGGCACGTTGCCAAACTCCTTCGAGAGCATAATATCGAAGTTACCAGCCGGTGGCTTTTGGAAACTGATTCGTTGGATTCAGTTCTTCATAAAGAAGCTACAAGCAAAAATCTTCAATTAGGAATTCAAGATCGCGCTGACATAGATGCTTCGGATACTCTCGTTTTATTTGCGGAGGACCCAAACATCGGGTTCAAAAGAGGAACTCGCCACGTAGAATATGGCTACGCGCTGGGTAAGGGAAAGAGATTAGTAGTTATCGACGGCCCCGAAAACGTCTTTCAATATTTCCCAGAGGTAGTTCACTACGCAACCCTACAAGATTTCTTAGACGCGGAGGGGATTCAAAATGCCAGTGTTGCCGACTGATGCGAAGGAGAGGAAGGGATTGCCTATCGGGACAGGAGTGTTGGATTATTTCCCTCTGACAATGGCTGAGATCGCAAAGGCGAGCCTCGCAGGAAACAGACAGCACATGCCCGGGGAAGTTCTTCATTGGGACCGGTCCAAAAGTTCCGACGACTTCGATGCCATGATTAGGCACGCTCTCCAAAGGAACGATCCAGACGATGGAGAAGTAAGCCACGCGGGGGCTATGGCGTGGAGAGCTTGCGCTGTTGCAGAAAAAATTCTCGAAAGCCGGACAAACGCGGCCAAGGCCGAACAAGCCGCGCAAAGAGAAGCGAATATTCTGAGGGACCCTAACGACCACATTTAGTCCGAATAATGGACACAAAAATACCCACCTGATCTCTCGGGTGGGTATTGGTGTTTGTGGGGTTGTTTGAAGATTTATTTTGGTAATTTACCCCCAAAGGGTGGAAAAATGGTGTAATGTATTAATGAGAGGGAAAATATCTAACCCCAATCCTGAGAGGACAGAATGTATCTAATTTACCTAATTCGAAATCAAATCACAGATAAAATTCATGTTGGACAGACTAAACAAGGAAAACCCAAAAGGATGAAGCAACATATTTATGACTCCGGTCGTGGGTGCCGCTTCCTGTTGGAAACTTCCATGCGGAAATGGGGAGCCGAGTATTTTACTATCTGCACGATAGTGGACGGGATCAAATCTTGGAAAGAAGCCAATCGTCTGGAAACTTTGTGGATCAAACTACTCGACTCAAATAACAGAAACGTGGGATACAACATGACTTCTGGCGGAGAAGGAATTAGAGACCCAGACGGTTCGGTCCGAAAAAAACTATCTGCCGCTACCAAGAAGCATCTTGGTGGAGACCCCAAAAGGAACCCAGCCTACCGGCATGATGTTTCTACCGAAGAACTCCTCGAACTTCGTAGGCAGAAGGTTCCCGTGGTTAACATGGCGGAGAAGTATGGTGTTTCTTCCTCATTGATTTATCGACGATTCAAGAAACTTGGGGTCCCCCTTATCCCTAACCTACTCAATCAAGACGAAGAGATTTCTAGATTGTATGTAGTGGAAAAGTACACCACAACAGAAATAGCCTCAATTATAAAAGCAAGTACCGCCAAGGTCCACAAAAGCCTCGTCAGGCAAGGAATTCCTATCCGCCCCCCGGGTAGCCGACCGCGCTTGGCTAATAAAGAAGAAAAGAAGTGTCCCGGATGTGACGTGGTAAAAAGTATGGATAAATACCACCACAACAGCCGCAACTTAGATAGACGCAGCACCCGGTGTATAGAATGTGACAACAAGGATTCGGCGAAATATAAGGCAAAGGTTCGGGCTAAAAAGGAGACTGATCCGTCACCATGTTCAAAAACCGCATGAATGTTGGGTCCTTCAGACGCTCTTCTGGGCGCATGTTTTTCATGGCCTTAGCAATGTAACGCTTACGAACCTGTAGGGTTAACGGAACTAGAGCAGCCTTTTCAGACGAGTTCAGGGTGTCATAAAGTTGCAAATACTCCGGGCCAGGAAGCCGGGAAGCACGGGTGTACATGGACGCCAGAGCGGGGTCCATGTCCTTCGTGCGCTTTGCATTCTCCTGTATCTTTTTCAGTTCGTCTTGGTGAAGTTCACCAGAGGCATACATCTTATAAACGTCCGGCCAAGACAGTTGTCCGGACCTGATCTTATCTTCGAATTCCATGATGGTTCTATGGCGGGCCATTTGAACCTGGTCAACCGGTCCGTCTTCGTTATGGTTCGCAGCAAGCTGGGCAGCTAGCTTTTCCCCGGGGGAAGCATAGGCCGTTGTGGTTCCGCCAATTGCTTTCCATACCTGACCGGGATTGCCTACTTCTGGGCCGGTGTTGGTTAGCGCCTGTCCAACATCTTGAGCAGGAATAGGCAGAGCTTGCCGTATAACATCGGCCCACAGGTCGGACGGTTCAAGCTTTCTTCCAAAGTTATCGCGTCCGGTGATTAACTCGGTTCCTGTTCTCACGATAGGAGACATTCTTCCCTTCAAAAATCCAATTGGGTCTGCGGCCATGTGAAGCGCGTCGGAGGGTAATGTTCTAATTCCGAACTGCAAATCTTTTCCGTCTTTTGTTCTTACGGACAGCGCAAAGGGGCTCTCGTAGTGGGCGTTGCCTGTGGTCAGCAGGTTGAGTACCCGGGCTGTTCCCCATAACGCTAAAGTCATCTTAATCATTTGGGCCCGAGCAAGTCCGCCTTCATCTTTGTTGAAAAGCCGGGCAACACTTCTTACCTCGGACTCCAACCAATCTGGAGCTAGCGCAAATACCCGGAAAAAATCCTGGGTCAAAGCAGACCTTCCGAATTGCTGCCACGCTATCCCACCGAACGTATCGTTCGTGTGTTGGGCAGCGGCCCTTGCCACCCGATCCGTAGACCACTCTGGGTGTAGCCGCTGATATTCGTGAAACATCTTTTCCATACCAAAAGCTTTGTATGCGGGCAGCGTGCGCTTGAACAAGAAGTTTTGAAACCAATCCATAGAATTGGCCAGCGTATCTCCTATTTGAGGAATTTTACGCAAAGCCTTCCAGTCTCCGGCAGAAACACCTTCGGAGTAGTCTTGCATCGCCTTATAATCGGTTCCTAGAGTTAAACCCTGTTCCACCCCCGCCTTGAGAATGGTTTTTGAATTTGGGTCTGAAGGATCAATCTTTTCTCCGTTAATAATATCCGGGGCTTCCAAATTAAATGGATTGATTCCTACCATAACGCTTCTGAGGGCCAATTGGGCAAGGTGGAAGGGAGAGAACGATAGCAAAACTTTCTTGGCCGTTGCCCCGGCTCCCAATAGGGCCTTTCCGATGGGGTGCTTCGCAAGCTCAGAAGGAGCGAGACCTAATCTGTTTTGTAGGTACTCAGCAAACTCAGGATGTACGCGGATGTCCGAGCGGACGTATATCGGAGTTCCGTCCGGTGAATTGGTGATGAAATTCCACCCCTTCATCGCGCCGTTGGCCAAGCTGATGTAGTCCTGGGGGTCCCAGGCATAAGCTCGTTCTTGAGCGTCGTTGAATGCTTTGAGCCCGGAGTAGTCCCCGTTTGCCTGCATCGACTTCAGGAACATCAGGTCTGTGCGGAGTTTGTTGTTGCCTACTTGGTCGTATTGCGCTTCCTTGCGCTGAGACTGCTCTTCTAGCTTGTCGATTGCTGCGCCGATGTTGTTCGGACGGACGTACGGAGTAATATCTTTGATCGTGCCTTCGTCGAGATATCTCTGGAGGTCTCCGGACTTTGACAATTGGTCTACGACCTTCGGATCGATGTTGATTTTACGAACACGGTTTGGGTCAATGAATGTCTTCGGGTCCTCCCCGTTTTCACCAGACACAACTTGGCCTTGGCCTGAAAGAACCACAGCAGGACGACCATCTGAAGCTCTCGTGAATTTATCGCGCAACGTATCGATCAACTGCCGGTTCGCAGCGGCTTTGATGAGCATACTCCGGCCCTTGGCCGTTATGTCCACCGGGTCGAGAGACATTTGCTTCGGCGATTTGAGCAACGCGGTCAGGTTAGAGTCGTATACCCGCTGCTTGGCCATCGAGACATTGGTTGCAAACCTGCCGCTCTTGGCCTGAGACGAGATCACCTTACCCTGCGGGTTGGTGTCTTTGTAGACGCGGGTCATGTAGTCTTCGATGTAGTGATGGAGCAAATCGTTCGACGACCCGATTTCGAAGTTCTTGTCTTGTTCGTCTCTCAGGAATTTCGCTGCGGCTTGCTCTCTGTCGGACAGTTCTCCAGACGCGACTCTACGCAAGGACTCTAGGACTAGGTCCTGATATTCCTTGGGCTGGTTTTTGAAGACGTTCGAGCGGATTTGCTCGTCGAGATCACTCGGTTGTCCATTATCCGGACTGCGGGAGAACAACGGTTGTCCTTGTTTGAGGACAGACTCGCGCATGGAGCCGGTGATGGGGAGGTAGGGGACCTTTTTAATGTTATTTTCAAATAATCCTCTTTGTTTTCCCGGCGACCCTGCATCTATTTCGGTGCTTCCCACCTTCGCCCCAAACTGCTTACCTAGTTTGTTGGCAGCTTCGGGTACGATCTTGTCGTAGAAGCCTTTCATGCCTTCGCCGCCTATCTTCAGGTCTGCATTTAGGAGATACTTGTTCCCCGCCTTTGAATACCTTCCGTTTTCTAATTGTTCCCCGTGCCTTGCTTCGCTTTCCATCAATTTTGCTGCTGCGTCTTTTCCGATAACATCTGGCAACTTTTCAGGTGGAACTATTTCAGATATTTCCGGTGCTTTAGAAGTGTCATGTTTATACGCATTTAGACGCTGTGTTTCAGGGTTGTATTCTAAGTGGTCAACTTGTTGCGACAAGTCATACCGCGACGCCTGTTCTTCTCCCGGTGTCCAAGAAACTCCGTCGTACCCGTGTTCAGCGGCGTACCGAACCATTCTCTTCATCAAGAGTTCGGGCCAGGTCTTCTTGAAGGGGGCGTCGGGTACGGTTCCGGATTTTGGGCGCAGCTTGGCTTCTGCTTCTGAAGCAGCTAACCATTCTTCATTTGCTTTATGGAGCGCCTGAAGAACAGAAAATTCGTGGTCATCTAGGCCCCATTTCTTCTGATCCAGTGTTCCCCGGAGAGCTTCCCTCCTCAAATCATTCTTATTTACATCGAAATCTCGGAAGATCGGATGAGCTTGGTTTTCCGCGTAGTCAACGTTGCTTCGCTTCTGTTCTACAAGAGACTTGGCATTTTGATATTCTGGGGACGTAGGTTCGGAATACCCCTGCGTCCTCCCCTTCTGGTGCCAGTCACTCTGCAACTCTTCGAGGTGCAACAGTTTTTCACCGTTGGGTCCTATACGGTCGTTGAAGCGGACATGGCCTACTACGTTGGGTTCGTCCCAGTGGCCCGATTGAAAGTTTTCGGGCTGCACAGGATTTTTTTGCCTCCACCCTTCGCCGAACAAGTGATCTGCCATTGCGTTGGCGTCGGCGGAACTCGAAGCGTATCCTTGTCGCATTCCGTTTTTGAGGATCACCCAATTTTCATTTGCGCGAGCGTCGGGGTCGTACTTGATCTCAAAAGGACGTTCAACTCCTTCTTTTTTAGGTAACGTCAGCAACATCTCTCGATAATTTTGGCCTCCGGGTAGGGTGTAGGAGCCGAATTTGGTGGCTCCTTCTCCGCGATCTAGGGAGTCGTAGACATTCCATCCCTCTCTGCTTTGTTGAATAGCCAAACCCCGACGAAGACCTCCGTCATGAGCGACAAGCATATCATCGCCTTGGATGGCTCTCTGTAACTCTTCCTCGGTAGCAAAGGAATTGCGAAATACTAATCCACCGCCCTTGGAAATTTCTTGTACCTGTAAGTTATTCGCCGCCAGATATTGCCGGAGTTCGTCGGGGCGCACCGGTTCCTTACCTTTGGAACGGAGGAATTCGTCGAGACCGGTGTACTTGAGTTCGTCCGGTTTTACACCGTTGTTTTCGAGCATCTTCAGAACGGTGTCGGCGGGCATAGGTCCGCCCATCCGGCTGTCGATTAGCTGGTTAGATTTTAGGTACCAAGTCGGGGCGAGATTTTCCCGTTCTTCTTTGGAAAACAGTCCATTATTTGGACGGAATTCCGTGTCGAACAAACCGGGTTCTTGTTTGCGTGCGAGGTGTCCCGCTATCCTTGAGTTTGAGCGGGCGGCTTCGAGTCGGCCAGCCGCGTTAAGAAGTTCAGGACTAGCGACCGCAGCTTCTCCCTCGGAAGGCTTTCCGGGGACGTAGGACTTGAGTTTTGTGTCGAGGGCATTTAGGTCTCCTCCTATTTTCCGGATAGCTTCCCGGATTTCGGGATCGTTTTGAAGCATGTCTGCGAAGTCCGCCGAGTGCATACCAACCAACTCGGGGGTTAGCAGACCTTGCTTGATAATTTCTTGTGGTGGAATCCAGCGGTCATTTTCCCAGCCTGAGAGTTCGGCTAGAGACTTGATGAACGACCAGACCGCTGCTTGAGCCTGACGCGGGGCGATGCCTTCTGCTTTGGCTGCTTCGCGGACCTTGGCGGACATGGCGTCGTAGATCGCTGGCTTGTTGATCCGATTCGGGTCTTGGTCTCCGAACACCGCCATCCATGTGTCGTTGGTAACCCGGTTGACATCCTTGCCCAAGTTGGTGGTAAACGCTGAGACCTTGGGCCCGGACAACGGTTCACCTTGCAACGCACGTACGGCGTTGTTCATGCGGGCCGGTAGGTCTACACCTTGGGTCTGACCACGTCCTTTGAGGATGCGGTAGAGAGAAGCGTTCTTGTTTGGAACCCCGTCTTTCCACTCAACGTCAGTTGGGCGTCCGGCTTTGTCCCACTTCGACCAGAGATTTAGGGCCATGAGCAGATTCGAGCGAACCGGTTGAACTGGAGACAGAGCAGCGACGAAATTCAGGAACTTGGTTTTGTCCTTCGGCTTGATGAAATCAGCACCGGAATCCATTAGGGCGTCGAAGGCGCGAGATGACCGCTCGTACCACAACTGTCCGGCGCGACCGGCTTTGATCGCCTCGCGGTAATCCGCTGTGTCCGGCAGAGCGTTAAAGGCTGCTGTCAGAGCCGCTTGTTTTTCTTCGGTGTCGTGTTTGGTAACGTCATCGGCCAGATGAGGCTTGATGTCGTCCCACGTTACGCTACCGCGAGAAGCGAGCCCCGGAAATCTCGGTTCTTTGTCGCGGTAATCGCCTTCACGAGACAGCAACCCTTGTCTGAAATAAGACACACTTCCGGGAGCGGAGGGACGTTCTTTGCCGTCTTCGAGATTCTTCAACCTGAAAAGTAGATTGTCTTTGTCGTAGGCGTCAATGCTGAAACCGGTACCGCCCTTAATTGGGCGGAAATCCACGTAGTACCGGTTGGCTTCCGGCATCGATTCTATCGAGCGGTAAACCCTATCCCAGGTGTCGGCGTTCGGCTCCATGAAGTCCACATGGGCAACCCCGCCAGCCGTACGGATTCGCACGCCGCCGTCTCGGAAGAATTTGGAATACGGGTCTTCGGTAGGTTTGTTGGTAGACGGAGTTGCCTTATATCCAGCTTCCCGGATCAGATCGGCGTGATCTCTGCCGACCAATACGTCGTTGTCACCGGTTACAAGCCCGGCACTACCCGGGTCTCCCATTCCTACGCGGAGTTTGAGACCAGAGAGTTTCTGGAATTCTTTGTCTTCGCGGGCCTTTAGGCCGGTTTGTTCTCTTGTATCACCTTCAGCAGAGCTAGTTTCCCGCCCTTCTGCCACGCTTCGAAGTGTTTCCGAATTTGTTCCTTGGTCGGCCACCCTATTTGTTGAAGCGGCGTCTGTTCTGTTTCGTTCGGCATTTATGTCTCCTACATGATGTTCTGCAACATCGTTGATTTTGCCCATAGATTCTAGAGCATTGGGCCCGTGTCTTTTGACTACTTCCTCGTAATAGGCATCAAGAAACCGATCAGCGTCCGTTTCGGATATGATGCCGGTAAACCGGTGACTCATAAATTGGGCGGCGGTCTCTGCAACCCGGGTAACCGGATCATTTGGATACCCCAAAGAATTTAGATGATCCACCCATTCTGAAGGTATTATATCAGAAAGCTTGGACCACTGACCGGGTGCAAGATGATTGTGAATTTCTCCATCTTGGGCCAGTTCTCTCTGCCACGTATGATGAAGTTCTTCAGACACAACATCTACGCCTATTCCAGACTTTGCAGCGGTAAGGAGATTTTGCTTAGAAAGATTCTGTGCCTTCCAAAACAAGTCCAAAATATTAGAGGAAGTTCCAGAACCCTTTACTTTAAGCAGAGAGTTAGCAATACCGGCTGCTTCTTCAGGAGAATAGCTAACACCAGAAATTTTGAAGCCGGGGTGAGAGATTCTATTGAAGGCTCTCCATGCCGCCGGACTCAACCAAACAACCGGTCTGCCGTCTGCGCCAACACGCACTTCTCCCGCGTCGTTCGAGTGAACGACTTGTGTGCCTGCTCGGCTAGGGGTTTCAATTGGAGTTCCTACCTGTGGTTCTTTGCTGAGATGCGGATTAACTATCTCAGGCGGTAGGATTCCGGCCTTCTGTTCGGCAAACGGGCGCTCTGGTGGCGGAACGAATCCTTTTTCGCCTTTGACCGGCAAGTTTCCGTTTTCGTCACGGAGATGCTTACCAAAGTTTACCCACGAATTCTGGCCTTTGGTTTCGGACAATAGTGCGGGAATAGCCTTGTCCGAATACATCTTGCTGTGCGCGAGGAAGGCGTTTTCTTCGCCGCGTGGTCCGAACTCGTATCCGTTTTTCGCGTGTCCAAATAAATCGTGGACAGCCCGGAAAATGTTATTGTAAGTTTCACCGGTTTCCGGGTCTACTTGACCGAGAGGATGATTTTCAGGAACCTCTCTGCCTTGGAAGTAGTAGAGGTGTTTGTTGTTCTTAACGTCCTCGGCCATTGCCTTGGATGGGGAAATAGCGTCCCCATAAGGCTGACCCGCCTCGGGCCACGGCTCCATTTTGTATCCGGCAGCTTTAGCGGCGTCCCACTGCGCTTTGGTTTCACGGATCAGAGCGTCGTACGAAGCTTTGACCTTTGGATCATCCGGGTCATGCTTCATTTCTTCGTAGGCGTCTGCGATTTTCTTGGCGGCTTCGGGGTCTACGGAAACCAACCCTTCGTGTGGGTCTCTGTCAATTCCGACAGATGCAGCGTATTTCTGGGCTAGTGCCTGTACGTCAGGGTTCGGAGCCAGTCCATTATTCGGACTGACCGGGGTCTTTTCGTCAGAGCGACCGACTGCTTCTAACAGTACATTGCTGTCGAAAGCTGCTTTTTCTGGGTCTGGATATATGACCTGATTTAAGACAGAGGCCAGTTCCAAATCTTGACGGGCCTTGACTTCTTTATTCAGACCGAAAATCCCCGGCTTTTTATGACCGAGAATTTCGTATCTGGCTTTGTCCGCCAAGTCTATGGCTTTCTGTTCACCTTCGGCGTGCTGCGCTTCGCGTTCCGAGTTGGCCCGGTTAATCGCGTTCCATTCGTCAGAAGGGCGAGGGGCGTCGGACTCAACTAATGGCTTAAATAGCTCACCGGCTGAGTGCAAGGCGTGGCTGGTTCCCAAAATGCCGAGACCGGCACCGGCTAGAGCCTCTGTACCGTACTCCAACGCTTTGTCCGTATCCCCTTCCTTGAGCGCGTCGAGGAACCGAGGGGACATAGCCGCTGCGGATTCGAACTGCTGTAGGGTGAACCCGGCATTTAGAAGGGTATTAGCCGTCTTCGCCGACCGGGCCGCTACAGAAATCGGAAGATCGGGCACGGTTTTGCGGAGAATCTGGTAGGCTCCGCGTTCGACCATGTTACCTTGGAGTAGGTCGTGTTCGGACAATCCGTTGTTGTATAAGATATCCTGTCCACGCTTCCACAGCGCCGGATCGACCCCAGCGTCCCGGACAGCGTCTGCAATGGCTGTAGAACCTTCAGGGAGTTCCTTGGCGGCGTTTATAGCCACTTGGGAGCCCTTTGCCACGTCAGCGATCTCCGCAGCCGTCATACCGCCAATCTCACGAAGGGCGGAAGCTCCAGCGGACTCTATGAACCCACCCGTTCCAAGAGTTGCGGCAGTTAACGCGACCGACAAGGGCGACGTGAGGCCAGAAACGATGTGCTCAACACCTCTTTCGAAGCCTCCAGCCCCGGGACGGTCTTCGGGCAGACCGAATAACGACTCGGTCAGGGGGGTATTTAGGAAATCCCAACCTCGTTTGTACCACGGCTGCGAGGAGTCTTGGTAGAGGTGTTGGGTCGGTTCAGGGGCAGGCTGTCCATTATCTGGACTACTTTGAACCTCGAAACCCGGAGGCAAAGAAGAAGGTGCTGACGACGTTGGGGTTGTTTGGGCCGAGGGGGTTGGATTTTGAATAACAAAACCCGGGGGTAGTCCAGACGCAGGAATGCCCGACGCGGACGAAGGTTCCGTTCCTTGGACTACAAAACCGGGAGGAAGATTCGAATCGTTATCGGGCATTATTTCCTTGTGTTTACTGGTTGGTGCTGCGGTTTGTGTTCAATCCTTTTACTGAGAGGCCAATTCGGCGTTCTTCGCTCCTCTAATAATAGCCATTAACTGGCCCGGAGTGAAGCCGAAGCTAGACAATCTGTCCTCAACCTGATCCGGAGGAACGCCCTTCATCTTCTTGATCTGTCTTTGGACTTCAATATCGTTATCATACTTGGAGTCATCGGGTACTGAAACCCCCAAGGACCGGCGAATCTTGTCTTCGTCCCTCGGTGAAATTTTTGGATCAGCGAGAGCGATTTCTCTGTCGTGGGCGGAAAGACTTCTAAACCGGTCAATATTCAGAGCGGGGGTTTGCGCTCCGGCCACATTCCAAGTTTTTCCGTTATCTGTGGAATACCTTGTTTCTCCGGTAGTGGCATTCTTGGCGATAAGCGCCCCCGGAGGAATGTTGCTAGCCCCGGCAGCAGGCGTCGTTCCTCCCCCACCAATTCCAGACAACGCTCTAGTTCCCAAACTCGTCAAATTTTGAATCTGAGACATCACGTCCCCTGCTTTTGCTTGGGCATCGGGGTCATCAGACGCAAGGATGTTATGGTATTCGGTATTCAATGCCGGGACCATCTTGTCCATTGATTCGGCGATGACCACGCGAGACGAGGGCTTCAGAGCATCGAAGTTTCCGCCCTTGTCGTTGAGTTCCTTAAGGGCGTTGTTGAATTGTTCGGCCTGTGTTTTTCCGAGAGCAGCGTCGGAAATCTCTTGTTTAATCTTATTGGTGTTAGTTAGAGATTCCGCCGTTCTTGCGTTGTCGGCGTTGATCGCTGCCTGATCCTTTTTAATATCGAGGTCCTGTTTCTGTTTGGCGTAATTATCCGCAGCTACTTTTTCAGCATCACCTTTGATAGACCCGTACTGCGCCACGGTCAAGGTCTTGTTACCGTTTTTTAGAATAGAATCATATTCCGGGTAGCGGTCAAAAAGACCGTTCTTCTTCCACTCATCGTATGTGGCTTGAGACACGGGAACCTTGGCATTGGGGTCATAGGCAGACAGGGTGTACTCATAGTGAGGAACCTCGTTTCCGTTGGCATCCTTTACCGTGCTGAGTTTAACTCCGGTGTGAACCCAATCAAGAGAACCAGACCCGGGATGATCTTGAATATACTGAGTCATCTGAGATTCAGACATCCCATCGACAACCGGCTGTATTCCAGCAGCCTTGAAATCAGCGACGGAAGCTTTTCCCATATCTGCTACTTTTTGGTGGACCTCCAAATCAGCCCCCTGAGTTGCAGCATTTAGTTGCAAAGTAGCCGCGTTTTCGTGGGCGATCTGCGCTTTGCGTAGAATCTCTTCCTGAGAATCCTGATTAGCCTGCCGTTGATTATCCCACTGCTTCTGAGCTTCCGCCGCACGCTGCTGTTGCTGTTGTTGCATCCCCTGCTGTGCAGCCGCAGCACCGCGACCAGCAGCAGACCACCCGCTGCCTGCGTCGTTCTGAGCATTAGATGATCCTGCTCCGGCACCTAAGATCGCTCCAGCCAAAATGCTACGAAAAAGCTGTCCGGGTTTGTTTTGAACCTGAACCGGTACGGGGCCGTTTGGGGTCTGTTGATATTGGGTGGAAGTCCCTTCCAAAGAAGTCATAAGGGACTTGAAACCATGTCCAACCGCAGCCGAATGTAGAATGTTACGTTGTGCGGGCGTAGGGGTAGCTTGTGCCGGTGGTTGAAACTGCTGCGGCCCCGGACCTTGTGGTAATTGGTCAGGCGGTCCTTGCGGTTGCTGAACTTGCGGAGGAGCCGGGGACGGCGGAGGAGTAACCACCACGGAAGCTACGGGATTTGTTAGGGGATCGGGCACTATTTTTGCTCCTCTTCAAGAAACCACTTCAAAGGCGTCGTAACACTAATATCTTGCGTCTTCAACGCTCGTTTTAGATACTTCACAATTTGTTGCATTCCTAGTCGCTCCGTGATTCCGTAGACCCTAAGCACGTTCTCAAGTAAATCCGTGTCTTTGATTCCTGCTCTCGATTTTCCGCGAACCTTCAATTCGAGATCGAACAGACAAGCTCGTATCCCGGCGAGTTCGGTATCGAAAATTCTATTGCCTTCCGGATCAATCGAATTCTTGCCGGGCCTGCTGAAACTTTTGACGAGCAGCGGGTTTCGGAGTTGATACGAATCCGAGTCGGGATTATTCCACCCGCGAAGCGAAGCGATGGCGTCGTGTAGCGCCTCAAGCCGTGACACAGACATTATATTTCTCCTACGTTAGTTGCTATTATGAGTGGCTTCCGCCAGATGAAATAGTATCGGTAGTAGACCCCAAAACCCCGGAAGCTAGAGTCCCGAGTCCACCAGTAAAGGCATCGAGTCCTGCGCCCACGGCACCACCAAGAATTCCACCCACAAGATTCCACGGTGAGGCTGCATTGTTTTCCTGAGTGATTAAGTTCTGTTCGCTTGCGGCAGCACTTCCCGCACTAGTTGCCTGACCGGCATACCCGGTTGGGTTGTATTGAGAAGCCACTGAACCAAGTTGACCAATAGCAGATTGATACTGATTGTATCCTTGCTGATATCCGGCTTGTTGAATTCCTAGAAGTTCGTTCGAAGCCTGAGACGCAGACGCCGAAGCAAGTCCCGCCTGCTGCGCCCCTTGTGCTCCTGTGGGCAAATACGAGTTGCCCCCGCCTTGCGCGGCTTGTTGTGCCCCCAAAGTTTTCGAAGCGTTGGCGTATTGTTGCCCGGTTCCTTGGATAGCTTGGGAATTTAGATTGGCAACTTCCCCACCAGAGAATCCGAACTGATTCGGGCCAGCGGCTACGATAGGGCTTAGGGAATTATTGAGCGAGCTTAGAATCGAACTCTGATTGGCGAACTGGGTGTTGTAATCTGACGAGAGTGTGTTGTAGAAATTGGTTTGGCTGGTAGCCAAGGCATCCTGACCAGCAGACGCTCCTTTGCACCGAGCAACTTCCGTCCGAATAATGGACGAAAGGTCTCGAATTATTATGTACCGACTTTGTCTAACGCTCCAGAGATACTCTCGTCTTGAACTTATACGCATGTGGTCAAATCCTTCAATTTTACTCGGTACACTTTCATCGGGACTTCCTCAAAGATTTGGTTTGCCGCCATCTTGTCTGTGTCCGCATCGGAACTCAAGTAGTAAATTTCTCCTGCCCCGGAAGTGTGGGCGTTCGTGATGGCATTCTGAGTCAATTCTTTCATCGCCAAAGCTACTTGTTCCTTTGTAGCTCCGGGCCGAGTGGCCAAAGACTCAAGCATTAGCGGACGTTGGATTGTCTGGAACACGAGCGGACCGTCTTTGTCGTATGCACACCATGTTCTACTTGACTGGAACAAAGGAACTTGCGGGTCGAACTCGCCCTTGGAGTTTTCCAAAGACCAATCCAGAAATTGCTGTCCCTCGTTCTCTTGAATCAAGCGAACGTATATGTGGCGTTTATTCATTTATTTTCCTGAGTGCGAAGTGAAATACCAGACAGCCAATAGCCCCAAAATCCAAACCAGCCACCTAACAACCTCTTTGATTATGTCTTTACCCCCAACATCCTGCCCACGATTGATTTCCAGTTGTTTGACTCTTGATTCTACAAGAGACTCCGTTTCCTTTAGAGAATCAACTTTTCCACTAAGTAATTCGTGCTCGTGGTGTATTGCGTCCTGTGAGGACTTAAAAGCCAAATCCAAAGCTTTTTCCTGAGACACCCGAACTGCGTCTACCTCTCTTTGAAAAGAGATATGCCTCTCTCTCCATAGAACCTGTCTCTTTCGTTCACCAAATGAAGAAGAGTTTTTAGTGTCCAGTTTTTCATTGGGCCCCTCTTACTGCTGCTCGTTTTCCTCAATCTTCAATACCGCCCTCAAGTCTCTTCGGATATCCAAAAGGAGGGAGTTACTTTGAAGTACAGCTAAACTCGTTTTCTCAAGTTCCGCCTGAATGTGTGGTAAGTGGTTAGTAGACATCGTTACCAGGGTTGTTTCTGCTTGCTGGAAACGTTTGACCCAAGAATTTAAGGCCAAGACTATCGACGCGAAAAGCCTTCCGATGTGGTAGGTGAGGTACAGACCACCGGTCCACGCGCATACTGCCTGCCAGTTTGTAGCTATCCATTGAAAGAATTGCATGTCTGTCCTGACTAGGAAATTGGTTTGAGAGGAGGAAAACGGTACTGTGGAATCTGTCCCCCCGCATAATACTGGCGGAGACTATCCGGTTGCATGACCACTAAATTGGGAAGAGGGGACCGCAGGGTGGTGCTGATCGGCGGAGCCGCAGGAGGTAGTGGGGGTTTTGGAAGAATCGCCACAGGAGGCACACCGCCGAAAGTAGGAGGGGGGTCAGGACGAAGTCTAGAGGCTATCGAAGGCATTAGTTTTCCTGATCGAAAGAACCAAATAGGGTCAACGACAGAAGCTCGTTCTTAACCGTATCGGTTCCAAATTCAACCGCGATCTGCATATGCCGACAGACCGCTGGTTGTTGAGTCTGCGACAAGTAGAATCTCTGAGCATACACACTGTTCGAAGGAGACAACTGTGTTGGATCGGGAACAAACAACGTCAGGTTCTCAAAATACCCGGCGGAAATCGGAGCGATTTCGTCCAACTGTACCTTTAGAGTAATCGGAGTTCCTACCGCCATTGCGTCCGTGGTAATCAGCTTCGCGTAAGCCAGTTGTCCCGGCTGTGCGAGAACCAAACTCCCTATTACGCTGTATGCGTTGTACGCGGACCCGTTATCAGAGAAAGAAGAAGAATCTCTCATCAAAATAGGCCCGTTGCTGTAAGGAGCTACGAGAAGACTACGAATCCCGGGAGAAGTTTCAACCGATTGAACGACAGAAAAGTTCCCGGTGACAATGGCTTTTGGGCACCATGTGTTTCCGGTTTCGGGAGAGGGGGTCGGCAACATCCTCCACCAAACGCCGTCTCTGTTTGAAACGTACAAGGCTTTTTCTTGTGACCCATCAAAATGCCAAGTTAAAACTGCGGTGCTTGGAAGAAAAGTCCCCGTTCCATTATTCGGACCGAATTGATCTCCGATTGGGAATCCTACCTCTGAAAATCCGGACGAAGGGTCCATCGACATGACTTGGTTATCTGTAGTGTACATATATGCTACAGCACCATTTACATCGAAAGCGTCATAGTTTGCCAGTCCCACATTCTGAAGGAAGGGGGTCGAGAAAAACGGGCTGGACGAATCACCGAGGCCCTGAATAACGTAGGGGGCCGAATTCGTGAACACAATTAACCCATTGGATGTTGGCCACAAACGAACGACAGTGCCGGGAAATTCAAAGAAAGATTGCGGGTCCCAGGCCGTGTAGGGGTTTCCGGTGATTCCAGATGTTTGAGAATTGAAAACAATATTTCCTACAGCGCCCCAGACCCGGTTCAGGTGGTAGGCAAGAGCGGTGATCCCAACGGGAGGCGGGTTGTTTGCGTCGTCAACGGGGGCTTCAATTAGCTCGTCAAGAAAAGTATCCGGAAGAACATCGGTGAACGCCCAATTTGAAGCGGTTCCCGGGGTCGGGTTTGGGATTGCTGAGTCAAAGAACAGAGAAGATGAAGACCCTCCCTGAACGGATCGCCATAACCATGCTTGGGTTATCTGTGGGTCGTCCGGAAAACTTCCTGATAGGATTGCTCTGGCACCGTTGGCCGGGCCGAGAACGGCGGTTTGGTTATTTTGTACAACAAACGGAGAAGAAGTGGTTACGCTTCCGTCAGTTGAAACCCAGCTATAAGCGTAATAAACGGAGCCGGAGATGAGAGTCACTCCGGGCCCTAAGCAAGTCCATGTGATGGTGTTGTCTGTAGTCGTGACCCCCACCGTCGTCGCCCAAGTTGGAGGAAGTGCTCCAGTAGAGTCTGAGATAGTGCAAAAAGCCCACTGCAAATTTTGATTCGAGTCTACAATACAACTTCCCGCCGGGAACGAAGTATTAGCGGACCACCCTCTTGGGGTTCCGGCGTTTTGCCACAAAACAGACCCATCTGCTGTATAGTTGTAGGTATTTGACGCCGGTGTTGGGACAGTGGTGTTCCAAGTTGGGGCGAAGTTTCCTGTTGTTCCGGGCGGAGTGTTTATGATAACTTCGACGTTTCCGTTGGAGTCAAGAACTGAGTACCATTGGGTTAGGGTTGTGTTCGCGGTCCACTGCCGGTTTCCCGAAACCGGAGTAATAGTGGGAGCTAATACGGGAGCGGGGGTGGCCCAATTATACAAAGGAGAACCGAAATTCTGCCATGTCAATTGGTTATCCGTTGTGAACCCACCAAGAGAAACGTTCCACGCTGGACTCGACGATCCGCTGATCCCGGACCCTGTAGAGTTAGTAGACGTGGCTGTTCCGGTATCTGGTGCGGGGCCGTATGTTGTCGTAGCTCCCGTGGTGAAATAAGCAACGGTCGGAGAAGGCGTAAGGTAAGTCGGATCAACAACCACGGTTTGAGACGTGTTGTTTATCTGGGCATAAGTCCCGATCCCAGAAAAACTAACAGACGTTCCTTGGGTCCAGAAAACATCCGACGAAAACGTGATCTTCAAATAGTATAGCGTAGGTCCGCCAACCACACCTAATGTAGTGCTAACTACCTCAATTTCCGTGATAGAGGCAGTTCCAGTTCCTTGAACAATTTGCAGATTTCCGTTTGGATCGAGAATCTGGTTACCGGTGTTGAACATCTGATTCGAGGCCCAAACCAAATTTGGAGTAATAAGCTTTTTTTGGTCTGGACCATCCGAGAAGAATAGTTCGTTTCCGACAGATTGGAAAAATGTTGATCCGGAAAAAACGGATTTATTGAACAACACCGTTTTGGTAGATGGGCCTGTCGCGTCATAAATAACATCAGAAGTATCTGCAATTATTTGGATCGACTCGGTGGTCGCGGTCTGCGAAGCATTGAACACGGACACTCGATTTTCATAGAATCGGTTGATGGTTGGAAACGTTTGGGAGTTATAGACGGTGTGGCCCGGGCGGCGGATGATCGTTAGCTTAGTGGAGATTTCGGTGTTGAGTCCATCTATAAGAGCGTCTCCTCTGGCCCCGTAAAATTCTTCTTCAATTCTTGAGCTTGCCGCGTCTCTAAGCGGCGATCTTTGCGTCCAAATTCCCGTAGCCATTCGATTTTGCCATAGAATTCCATATCTGGCGGGCTTGGATGCTTGTGCTCCGAATTTCTGTAGTTGATTCGACATTCTTCTTTTGGTATGGCCTCAAAGTTATTCCGGCTTTCTTGAGCCGTTTCCCAACTATTCCGTGGGAGGTAGATAGTTTTCTGCCAATTTCTGCGAGGCTGAAACCCTCGCTGTACAAGGCAATCAATTGTTCAGTGGAAATATCGTGGCGATATGCGGGGTTCTTTGGTCCAGCGTGACGAATTTTCATCCGAGCGCCGACTACCTTTCTCTCTTCGTCGGACCAGTATTGATGACCAACTGATCTCATTACAACTTGAGAAGCTTTGAGCCTCTTCTCAACAGTACCTTGTCGTACGCCAAGAATCTTGGAAATTTTAGGAGCGCCATATCCTTGTTTATAAAGATCGACTATTTCTTGGTTGTTTATTTCGTGTATGTATCTAGAATTTCCGATTCCCTTTCTTTGTTGGCTTTGAAGGGCCTTGGTCTTTTCTGATGCCTTACCTTTAGCTCCTCCGCGTTCTAGGTTGTACCCGTTGCCACCGTCTACCATAGTATTGAGAGCGGCAATATACAAATCCTCCATCAAATTGAGTTCTTCTTGAGAAGAGCAAGAGCACAATAGAATAGACCCAAAATTTTCTTTCCCATACTTTTTTATTGCATTGGCTAGAGGGGTGCTGTTTCGAACTGCCTTAGAATGTTTTGGAGAATTGAAATGTCCGTACAATCTCTTACTCATCGAATTGACCGTTTGCCCAACGTATCGTTTCCCGTTGACCAAACAAGTCAGTAGGTAAATTCGACCGTAGACGTAAACAATAGAATTCGACATAGTAGTATTATACCACAAATCGAATGCTAGTAGGCGTAAGGTCCTGGCCCGTACGGCCACGCGGCTCCAATTCCAGCGGGGTCCATCCAAGGGTTGAACGTACCCATGATCGACGTATCTGGGTAGAGCCGGAAATCGTCTTGCTGTCTATCTGCTCCGCGCAAAGCTTTTACTAGCGTTTCCTCCCACTCGTTGTACTCTTGCTGTGCGTTCGGAAGACCGTTTGCGATCTTCAGTTGCGCCCTTACCCCTTGTCTAAAAAGATACGACATATAGAAAGGTATCGGGTCAATCGTTTGTTGCAGCGTCAGTAACTGCGGGGGCGCGACTTGATACTGGCACTGAATCCACCAGCACAAACCGTTCAACGCGGGCAGCGGAAAGAGTCTGACTGCGTACCCGTCCGGATTAGCGACTGTCCAGATGACACTCCCGTCTTGAATCTGTGTTCCGGGGGTTGCGTTTGCCGGAGCGAGAGGCTGGGTGCTTCCCGAAGTTCCGTAAGGGTATACTCCGGGGGGAAAGATAGTTGTTCCTGTATATCCCGGCGATTCAATATTCAGACCTAACTGGGTCGAGTCGATGTACAGAATGTTTCCGTTTGCATCCAAGAACTGTTGGATTGGAGAACGAGGAGTCATAGGAACCCCGTATCCACAACCGTACTCGGTATTCGCTTGCCACAACCCCAAAAATGCCTGCGAGTTAGGAACAAAGCAAATGTTGAAGGGAACACTTTGTGCAGAAGCTTGTGGGATGTATCTTACCGTTTCTAGACTGAAGACCGGCTTCGGGGCCCCATTGGAGTTAGATGTCGAGTTATTGATGTCTACCCGCCAACCGTTTTCCAACCACCCAATGTCAGTTAACTGTGTGCAATAATCCTGCTGCAAACTTACAGTTAAGAATGGGGGCACGACGGACCGATTCCAAATCCACGGCATGTTCTCCGCTAGGATTCGGCACATGACTTCGTTGCAGATTGTCAGCAACGGTTCTGTGCTATACCCAGCAGTACCGCCTAAGACGTTGTAGAAGGACGGGTCTGATTTTAGCTGATAAGCTAGTTTTTGAATCGTCGTGCTGTTCGATTGATCGCCAGAAAGTATGGGCATCTATTCTCCGTCCGAATAATGGACTACTTGCTATCGACCGCGCTGGCTGTGAGCTTTCCACTCGGGATATTCTTTGCGAATAGCGGTTCCGGCTTCCGGAGCGTTAGGATGACCTCTGCGCTCGTTGGGGCACCCATTGCCGGAGTACCAGGAGCCGTAGCAACGACCGCAGGGGCGCTCTGAAACACCCAATTAACCCCTGAGCACGTCTGTCCCGTACCGGCTGTGCAGGTCACGCTGAGACTGACTTTGTTCGTAGCCCCACCGACTGTCGGTCCGACGATGTTCGAGGCGGTCCCATATTGACCATTGAGATAGCCTTGAGCCTCGAAGCAAGTCTGTCCGGTTACGTTCGACGCGGTGTAGGTAGTTGAAGATGATCCCGTGGCCCCGTTCAGATCAACGTAACTTCCTGCCGGTGGACAGGTATACTGCGGGGTTGATACCGGGTGCTGGGCGCAACCTTGGGTGATACCAAGGGCCGCAAGGGTAAAAAGAAGTGTGAATGTGCGTTTCATAAGTCTCCTATTGTGTTCCTGAGATTACAAGAGTAATGTTTCCGGGTTTTAAGCTCGATGTTAAATTAAACGTCGCCGTCACGGTGCAGTTCGATGCGGGCATGGTGCCAGTGTACGTCGTAGTTCCCGATCCTCCGCATCCGCTCACAGAGGCCAGCGTCGAGCCGCCCGTTGCCGTGACCGTGCAGGAGTATCCAGCCCCGTAATTCACGGACCCGGCACAGCCTGTGATCGTGCCCGATCCTGCGCCGGACGTAGCCGTCGAAAGCGCATAGCTGTTGACCGTGAAGGTCGCCGTCGCTGCGGAATTTGCCGTGATCGAGAACGACGCGCAGGGGTTTGTCGCGCCGGAGCACGCCGCGCTGCCACTTACCGAAGACCACGCGCTGAACGTAGAGCCGGTCCCGGCAGAGGCCGTGCATCCGCCGATGGTCGTGCCCGAAGCGTAACTTCCCGGTCCACAGTTCGTCCCTGTCAGGCTTCCACTTCCGACGATGGTCGGATTCCATGTGTAGGTCGTGACGCCGGAGACCAGCGGATGAGGGTAGGTGTAGGGGGTATAAAGCACTGTCCACGTATTTGTCGCGGAGCAGGAGTAAAGCTGGCCCTGTCCGAAACCATTGCCGCTCGTGTTCCAACTTCCCTGGTCGGTTGCAAAATATCCGACGTGGGTCGTGCAGGTTGTGGGCCTGTTGGCAAGCGTTCCAAACCCAACCCCGCTGGTGCCGTTGAAGGGGGAAGTTGGCGAGGTCTGCGCGACTGGGGAACCGTTGGACCCGTCCGTGTACCAGTCGCGGTTGGCAATCGTTCTCAACGTGTCTGAAGAGATATTGCCGTGGTAGATCGGGGATGCGGTGTCGTCCCATTCATAGATTGGGTCAAGCGCCTGAGATAAAGCCGAAGCCGGGGAGGGAGTCGAGCCGGAAACGTAGTTACCCGCCCCACGTCCTCCCTGATCAGCGCAAACGGTAGCCCTCAGAATCTCATAGCTATCGCCGTTGACGAAGTTGAGGGGCTCCTCTGGAATCGATCCTTGAATCGTGATGGTGTTCGATGTGTTGCTGAGAATTTCGGCCCACCATCCCTGTGTAACGTCGTAAACCGTGTAGGGCGCTCCTGTGGGAACGAACTGATTCGTGGTCCATGTTTTTGTGGAGTCGGTCATGGTCGGGGTAGCTGCAGTCGTCACGGTGCCGGTGTAGTAGACCGTGCCATCGTTCGTATCCCACGCGCTCGACCCTCCGCACGCTCCCCATGTGCTCGCATTGAATACCGTCCGATAGACATAGATTCCAGCGACATTGTTGTAGAAACCACCGCCCGAGCTGGTCAAAGTGTTGCCAAATACATAGCCAGTTCCGCTCCTGAAAGAAGCCATCCCTAAATCGCAGCCGCCGCTGGTCGCGCAGTTCAAAGTATTTCCGTAGGCTTCCATCTGCCGTCCGCCCTGCGGTCTGCCATCGGTGTCCAGGCCATGAACATAGAAGGCCGAAAACATTCCGGTGGCGCCTGTGACGTGATTAAAACGGCCAGCGATTCGGCATCCGCCAATCCCTCCCCCGGTCGGGCCAGTATCGCAATCGTTCACCGCCTGAGAGGTATAGACACTGTTGTTCTCCATGTAAAGGACGTTCGCGCCGCCGAAGGTGTCAGGCTGCGCCCAGGAGTTGTCGCCGTATCCACCGACGCCCAGGTAAGCTGAGTGGTTCGCGTTGAGCAATTCCACATCGCTGCCAGAAGGAACCGTGTTGTGGTCAAGCACGCCAAACACGTTATCGGTGCGAATCATCCAGTCAGAAGAAGCCCCATTTGTACCCTCGTTCCACTGCGTCCCGATGCCGAAACAGATATTGTCTACACGCAGATTTGGACATCCGCTCGATGTGCAGGTTCCTCCGACCTGTACCGGCGATGTGAGAGCAGTGCTGGTCGTGAGCGGGTCGATGTTCATGTTCTGCAACGTCACGACGTTGTTCGACGACGCATAAGTGGGCGTGAAGCTGAAGAGTGCGCCGCTTGCCACGTTGTCCTTGATGGTGAGGCAGTTTGTGCCTGAGCCAAAGGTACTCGCCGTCGTATTCGGCATTCCTCCCAAAGCCGTGATGGTGATGGTCTTGGTAGTGCTGAGAGTCGAGGTCCAAGTGACTGACTGAGTTCCGCTGCAAGGAATCTGGATGATGTCGCCGTTGACTGCCGTGTGGGTTGGGCCGTTGATGATCGCGTTCACGTCCGACTCAGCATCGGAGGATGCGGTATACGTTCCGGGCCCGGAGGAGCCATCATTCGCCGAAAAGGCTGTCAGGCCAAAGCCTTTGCAATCGCTCACGGTCGTTCCGACGCACCACTGGCCTACGCCCGGTGAACCGGCTGTAAAGGTCGAATCGTTCACAGACAAGATTGAAGAGCCGTTCAGATAGAAGGTCAACAGACTGCCAACTCTGGTTGCCTTCAGCACGTCGCCGTTTACGGCCACATGCGAACTGTACGGACCCGCAAGGATTGTATAGCTGTTCAGTGGACCGTTCCACCGGACGATATACATATAGGGAACCCCGGACAGCACGCTCTCATTGAACTCATAGGTGCTGAGTTGCCCACCGCTACAGCTTGTGTTTAGATGAATTTCTACTTCAGCCTGCGATAGCGTTCCGGTGGAACCCAGCACCAGAGTAGCCTGCACTGTCTGAGTTGGCCCCCAGGTGGCATTGAGCCACGCGGAATCGTCGTTGAAGGGAGGGTCTGGATTCAATGCGGTTCCGTAGACTTTAGTCCCGTCGGTTGCCATATTTGTCCAGTTGCCGGAGCAATTTGTCGATCCGTTCAGCCACTGACCACCCTGCGAGATAGGATTCTCGGTCAATGGAAATGAAGTAGGGCCGAAGGTATGGCCCTGCGCGAACGTGAAGCTCGCAGAAAGCAGCAGTGCGAAGATCGGAGTCTTTCTCATCAATGTCCTTGGAAAGTGAGGCCAAAGTTAGTTGCAGCTCCGGCGCTGCTTTGCGTCCAGTTCGGCGTGGTAAGGGTCCCACTGGCGTTCAGCTTCCCGCACGATCCAACGCCATCGGTGAAGTTGGCAGGATTTGCGTAGGTCGCATCGCTGATGGCCGTGATGTTATTTGCGCCGATTGACATTTGTACGGCAACGTCTGTGCCAGCTACAGTCAGCCCCACTCCCGCACAGGTTGTGCAGCTTGTGTCGGTCGTGACCGCAGCCTGATTGTCGGCGGTGATCGAGGAACCGGACCAGTGATAGTCATAGACCGCGCAGTTCATGTAGAGCGTGGCTGCGCTCGCAGGGCATACGACGGAAGTGCCACTCGCCGCTGCCGACAAGGTGTACCAGCAATCAAACCACCCTTCAGTCGTGGCAGACCCGCCCCCGTTCGTGCAGTGAGTAAAGGTCTGCCCTGTCATAGTGGGGGTGCTGAGAGTTTTCGAGGATGCTGCCGCCATCGTAGCGACGACCAGCACGATATCGCCAGCGGTCGGAGCGACGGTCGTAACGGTGCAGGTGGATAGGCCGGTGCAGGCTGATCCGCCCGTGCCTTGTGAGTTGGAGTCCCAATTCTTGAACTGATGCAGCGTCCATGTGCCGCCTGCGCCAGCTGCGGTCTGTGTCAAGATACCTTGCTCGCCACGCTGCGCAGCGCAGAGCAAGATAAGAAACGGAATGATAAAGAGTCTTTTCAATTTGCTGTCCATGTGCCTTTGAGCGGAAACACTTCCCAGTGAGTTGCGTCAATCGCCACGAAGCAAGCTCCATCTCCTGCAGCCCCGCCCGAAGCTACGCCGTGAGTCCCGCCGGCGCCCACTGTGTTGACAGTGCCGTTCAAGATTACGAACGAAGAGGCTGGAGGATAGACCGTCAGGACGCCAGTATTGATGACGCCAGTCGTGCCTGAGTTCTGCACGCAGTATTGAAGCCCAACCGCCGTTGCGGGAAGCGTGTACGTGACGCCGGTTCCAGCGGTGCCTTCCTGATTGAAGGTGTAGCCGCTTTTGTAGGTGGTTCCGAGGTTCGCGGTCGTTCCGGTCGTGATGGTGATCGGAGCCGTACCGTCCACGATGCCGGTTGCGAGGAGACTTGTGGCCGTGGCCGCGCCGAGTGCCGGGGTAACAAGCGAGGGGGAAGTTGCCAGCACGGGAGCCCCAGAGCCAGTGGCCGCGTTTGCAAGGCCCGTTGCCACGCCGGTCCCAAGGCCGCTAATGTCTCCGATTGCAGGCTGCGTGCAAGACGGCGCTGCGACCCCTGAGATCGTGCTAACCCAGTTGTGGGACGAGCACGCGGTCGATGTTCCAGTACCCGTTGCCGCTGCCGCTCCAACGAGGGTGGTGCCGTTTGATCCCCACACATGCGTGTGATTGGTCGTGTTGAAGGCGAGGAAATCATCTGCTGTCGGTGCGCCACCAGCGGCACCGGGGATTTTCAATCCAGCCGTCACTGAGGCTGCGCTAAGGTCGAGGATCGCTGAAGACCCGCCTGTGAGCGTGTGCGTGACGAATGTGAAGTCCGTGCTGAAAGCGGTCGTATTCGCCGCGCTCTGATAGACCAAATCCCCAGTCGCACCGCCTTGGATCGTCGCCACTGTCGGAGTTGCTGTCGTTACGGCTGTCAACTGACCTGCCGCGTTGTAGGTGATAACCGGGATAGATGTTGCTCCCCCTGTGGGGCCCCCAGCAGTAATTGCGCCACCGAGAACAACCTGATTTGCTCCTGTCCCCGTAGGAAGATCAGTATATGCAATCGCACTAAATGCCCCTACGCCAGCCACAGACGTTGCATGAAGTACATGGCTTGTCGTCGTGTCGCTGTTTGCGCCGATCATGTATTCTGTCGTATTTGGGAAGGTCAGCGTAACCGCTCCCGACGAGGCCGGGAAGGTCAAGGTGGACAGATTCGGGCTCGTGCCGAGCACAAGCTGATTGCTCGTGGTTCCCAAGTAGAGAGGCTGATTGAACGTTGCCTTGTTTGTTGCAAATGTGAACTTCGGCGTTCCAGTGTCGGCACTGCCAATTGACCCACCGGCTGCGACTGCAAGATTGCCGCTCGCGTCCAGCGTTGAAGTAGCCGATGGAGTTTGCAGCGTGGCAGTTCCGCCGCCAGTCACGAGAGCGGTTGAAGTCAATGATCCCGCCCCAACGACGGTGACTGTGCCTGATCCTCCGGGTGTCGAACAGGTTCCGTCGCTCTTGAGATATCCAGAACACGAACCACTCGCCCATAATCCAACAACGTCCGCATAGGCCGCGTCGGAAAGTGCGCCGGTAGTCGTCGTATTCTTGACGATGCCCGTTCCGAGAGTGGCCCAATTCTGATTGCTTGATCCCAGAGTCAGGATCGCCGTATTGGCAACACCTGTGCCTCCGTTTCCAGCAGCCAGAACCGTCCCAGACCAGTTTGAATTGTTGATCGTGCTCGCATTGGCGAGTGAACCAAACGCGCTTCCGTTAGCGTTCGATTGTTGAGCGGCGAACCCTGTTCCTGCCGCGTTTATAGAAACAACCGCACTTCCCCCTATCTGAACTATACAACTTGACGGTTCGCAAACTGGGGCGCTTCCCCCGCTGGCAATTGTGATAGCCGCTGTTCCTTGATTCCAGATCACTGTGGTCGGAAAACCGCTGGCGGACGCCGGAAGGGTGGCGTTCGAGGCCCCTGATCCAGTGAAAATATAAATCGTCGGGATTGTATTCGAAACGGTCCACGAAGTGGTCTCCGAAATAGGAAGCCCGAGAGCCGGGGCTGCTCCAATGGTATTGAAACTGAGAGTCAATGCTGTTCCGCAATTGAACGCAGCCCCAGAAGACGCCCCGGCACCAGAATTGTTCATGGTCAGTGCATTAGCGCATGATCCTGCATTAGCCAGTACGAAAGCATCCGTTGCCAAGTCTGTTGTGTTGTCACCCACGGTCTGCGTTGTTCCCGTCATACCATTCGCCAACGCACCGGCCAGCACCGAAGCAGCCGGAAGTCCGGTAGCGTGCGTCAATACTCCAGCAGAGGGAGTACCTAGATTCGGCGTAGTAAGGGACAGGTTCGTAGCCGACAGGCCGCTTGGAAGTGTTGTACTCTCGGAAGGTACACCGCTTCCGTTTGTAACCAGCACGGCATTGTTTACTGGAGTGATGCCGAGGACCGCAGAACTCGATCCTCCGCTGTAGTGGATGTAGTTTGCCGCAAGGTTAATCACAGTGCCAACGCCTGCTGCCGTCGCTGCCACTAACTGACTACTGGAATTCGAGGCAAGCAGATTCGCACTTCCCGGTACAGAGCCACCGTTAATCTTTACAACGGCAGTCGCACTTTGGGTTCCGGTTACATCACCGGACAGTGACCCGGTAAAATTCGTCGCACTCGTAGCCGATGTGGCCGAGGTCGCGTTACCGTTTAGAGTTGCTGTGATCGTTCCAGCCACGAAATTGCCAGAAGCATCCCTCGCCACGATGGTTGAAGCCGTGTTCGCGTTCGTAGCGTCACTGGTGATAGTGACATTCGCCGAGCCGTTGTAGGACGATCCTCCAGAAGCTAAGTGTGTCCCAAAAGTCAAAACATTGAGATTGTTCCCTAAAGCGATTCCAGAGATAGTCGTATTGTGCAGCGTGGCGTTGACCGTCGCTCCGCTCGGATTTGTGAAGTCAATCTCGCCTGCACCGGTATTGTTGGAAAAATTGGCCGTCGTTAGCGCGGAACTGCCATTTATCTCAAGATTTGTCCCGCCGCCTCCGCCACTTCCGCAAGCCACGCCAGTAGCCGTGACGATACCGGAAATTTCCTCCAAGCAGCTTGTACCTGTCATTGCGGACAGAACAAGAGCGTTTGATGCCGAGAAAGTCCACACCCCGCTTGCCGTGGGGGAACCATTCAGCAAGGGAATTGTCGCCCCGCTGGTCCCCGTATTGTCATAGGCAGCGGTTCCGAAAGCTCCGCCAGCCGCTGTGGTCAAATCGACCAAGGAAGTTACTGTTGGAGAAACCGGGGTGTATCCAAGGGCGGTTGTAACTTGTGAAGAAGAAATCGAACCGGAGTAGGTTCCGGTTACTTCTTCTTTTTCAATACCCCCACTGGGATTTGATGGGGTTACAACGAGACCGATGGAGTTTGTTGTACTGGTCTCGAAATTCAGAGTCGTCTGAGAAGAGTTGTTAGACGTGTTGGTTTGAAGAAGAACTCCCCCGTTGGCTTCAAGATCAATACTAGACCCGCTAGGAGTGATAGTAACCGTGTTGCCAGTAGACGTAAGATTTATGACGCCGGTCAGAGAGTTCAGGCTGGACACACCGGGAGAACCACCTCCGCCGTTGATACAGATATTAGGGATGGTTTGGGTATGCTGCCCCGGCGCGGTGATGGTCTCTGTTACACAATAATTCAAATGGATGTAGTAGGAATAGTTCCCGGAGTTGTCCGCAGTAATCAAAGCCGGGGTTATCTGCGCCGTCAAAAGCGGGTCGGAGTAGATCGTCGCCGCCAGTCCGGTAGCCGTGCTAGTCACGGTAATCTTTGCGTTCGGAACAACGTTCGCCGTCACCCCTCCTTGAGGAGCCCGAGCCAAAGCTGTTTGGACCCTATGATACCCAGTGGTAGCTTGAGCCAGTCCGAATAATGGACAAACACAGAAGGCGGCGATGATGAGTAATTTCTTCATTTGTTCCTAAAGTACGGTTACGTTATACGCAAGGCTAGGGGGTGTTCCGGTTCCGCAGACATAAACAGTCACCGTGTTGGTAGAAGTCACAGAAGCACGTAGGTAGAAAGCGCCCCCAACATCTGCTCCAGTAGTCGAACTGACAACGACAGGAGAACCCACCACCGCCCCCGTAACTGTTGCCGTTCCGGAGTCGCAGGTAGATGTGAGGGACGTTCCCGTGAGGGTGCCGGTAGTCCCGGTCAAAGGCTGGGCCGGGAACGGAGTTGCCGTCCACTTGCTCGTCCCCGTATTCCATGCCGGGTAGTAGCCAGACCCCACACCGGAGTTTGTCCAGTCCGCCAGATTACCGGTAGTAGCGTTTCCGGATACCATCACAGTTCCGGTTGCGTTGGGCATAGCCCACGTCAAATTCGAACTGTAGCTCGGTGGGGTGAGGATTGCTGTGTAGGTGTTATTCCAGAATCCAATTCCCTCGCCGGAACCCATCAGGAAGTTATGCGTAGAATCGAAACTAGGTACATATGGGCTTAGGAATCCAGTATCATAAAATCCGCCAACTGGATTCCCTGCTCCGTTGAGGAACGTAGCGTTGTCTCTATAGCCGCTCACAGTTCCTAGATGGAAGTTCATTCCGGAGATATTGTTGGTGCCCCCCGTCTCGCTGAAATAATCCTGTAAAATTGATCCGCAATAGGAATCAGACCCGTTCGGGCAGATCAAGACGCCGGGATCGTAAGGCGCTGCGCTTGGTGTTGGGATGCCCTCAATCTTGATCTGCGCCGATGCGCCGTTTGATGACCCTCCAGCAATATAGCTCCCAAAGACGTTGAGACCGTCAGGCCCAAGAGCGTTCAGAGTGCCGTTTAGCGTTAGACCACCCGATACATTAAGTTGTCCGTTGAAGATTCCATAAGCCTGTTGCGACCAATGCACCGTGAGTGTGGGCGGTGTTCCTCCAGTCACAACTGACGCGGATGAAGCCGATGTGCAATTCACGCCGGGAGTCAGCAGTTGCGGGTAGTCGTAGGTGGTCGCACTGTGGACGTAGAGGGTTGCGGTCGGTTGAGTTGTGCAACCACCCCCTGAGAACGAAATAGGATAGGCTCCTATCGTCATGCCCGACCCTCCCGAGGCGGTCAGGAAAACCCACGGGAAGGTGCTGTTGAAACTGCCGCTAAACCAATTTCTCGTGTTGTTGGCGCTTTGATTGTTGATGGTGACGTTCGGACTCGAAGAGGTCAGTTGAATTTCCCCGCTGGAGCTTTCCATCGTCACATCGTTGATCGTCGAAGGTCTTCCGAACGCATCGACGATGTTGATGATTTCATCGCCTCCAGCAATGTCCATCCCATTAAGGAAATTTCCCTCAAATGCGACAGCATCGTATGTCGTCAGCGAAGTGTTGTCGTATATCGCGGTCGAACACGATTCCCCGGTATACTGATTCACTTGAACATAGTAAAAGACGTTGTAGTTCGCCTCATTGTCAATCGCGGGATAAGAGCAGTTCCCGTTCGCAACCGATTTCGTGTAAGGGTAAACATAAAGGCTGTGAATCTCGCTGTTACCAGGAATCGATCCGGTGCTGCCTGCAACCAAGGTCGAGAAGCCCGTGTCCACGTTGGCGATTCTCAACTCATCAATAGTCGCGTGCTGCGTGTTGTAAAGCACCATGCCGAGCGTAGAGGCATTGACGGTCGTCTGCCCCACGGCGTAGATGTCCTTAAAGCGCGGGAATCCCGCTCCAACCGTCGTCGGCGAGCCCGATTGCAAAAATCCTGTCGCTCCCCAATCGTCGAAAAGCACATTCTGAATTGTGACGTTATTCGGGCCTGTCGTTCCGTTGCCGTTAATGAGGATGCACTGACTAGCGCCGCAGTCAAACACTGTGCCACCCTGCACATTCATACAGGTATCAGGGTTCGCACACGTTGGAGCTAAGATGCCCTGCGTGCCGTTGATCGTCAATCCAGAGCAGGTATTGCCAATCATAGCCGTCGATCCGAACACGAACCTGCTGCCGGGGAAGTTCAGCCGCACCGATTGATTGTTTGCGGCGATATAAGCGCAGGCCGCATTGATTGTTGCAACCGGGTCAGCGCCCACAGCGACCCATTGATCCGTAGGATTGAGCAAATTCGCTTGCGCTCCCGCCGCCGTGGTTGCGCCCGTGCCCCCGTTTATAATTTGGGAAACCGTCTGCGTCTTCGCCATAACCGCTAGGAAGAGCAAGAACACCAAAACAAGTTTAGTACCTATAGTCCGCAAGGAGTCCTCCCGTTGAAACTGAGTAGTTCATGGTAATATTTGCTCCAGAAATTGTATAGTCGGCAGGAAGTGAGCCGGGACGAAGACGAGCCGCCCCGTTATACAAAGCAACCGACCCAGATGTCGGAGTGTTGGCTAAGGTGAAAGCAGTTCCCGCTCCCGCAACGATCTCGTTTACTACAAAATTTGATCCAACTTGAGTATTCAGAACGATGTTAGTGATTACAGTTAAAAGACCGGACGGGGACGAGATGATTTCGGTTACGTCGTAACTGAGGGGAATGTAATATTCGTAGAAACCCGATTGGTCCGCCGTGATTAAAGCTCCGACAATTTGGATACTCAACCCGGGGTCGGAGTATATCGTAGCTTCGGTTCCGTCCACGGTTTGTGTGACGTAGATCGTAGCACCCGGAACAACCGTTTGGGTCGTAGAGTATTGTGCCCTAGCGGTCACGTTGGAGAAGCGATGGAGTCCAGTAGTAGTGATTCCCATTAGCCTCGCCCTCCTTGGACCGCTGCGGACTGTCTCAACGTGTTGAGCTTATCCCCCAACCACAAATTTTTCTGGCTCTCGCTTAAACCCTCGGACATCTGAGCCAAAGATTGAAAGAAAAGCTGTCCAGAGGTCTGCGCCCTCGGGTCACCCAAATATGAGAACGTCCGAAAATCAAACCCTTCGTTGTAGACAAAACTGAGATAATCTGGAATCGGTCTCCAAGTTTGGGTGGTATCAGTGAAAAGTTGAGCGGCGTTTTGAAATTCAAGACAGATGTTGTAGACTTTGTCCGGGGTACCGAATAACCGAAAAGTTATGTTTCCCTGACCATCATCGAGTTGAGTGGCTATTCTTTGCGGCTGATTGGCCAAGGTCTCGGCAGCTTTTAAGAGTTCAACCTGCAACTCGAAAGCCGCGTATCCAGAATCTGGGTCGTACAAAGTGGCTTTCTCTAGCCACCCAAAGGTGGGCAAGCTTACGGAGTAATCCGATTGTCCGATGACGGTAGTAAACGCTGGAGCAGACGGTGTACCTTTGGACGTGCGATTCCACCTCCACGCAAACGGGGGCGCGAGGATCGTCTGCATAACCCAATCGGCGTTCGAAAACGCGGGGTCATTATACGTGTTGGCAGCGAACACCAAGGGCTCTAGACGAGCGTATTGGGAGGAACGCTGGATCGTTCTTTCAAGTTGAATTGTGGCCATTTATCTCGGTGGGATCAGATTTTTCGGGAGGGTCTTGAGGAAAACCATCGTCAACTTTTGGGTCTGCTGCTCTAGGGTTTCCATAAACGAAGGAGTAGTGGACTGAGACAGAAAAGGAAGCATTGACTCGTGGAATGGATCAACGAATAAGTGAACAAGTTCGTGAACAATAGCCATCACAAACCTATCTATATTCCCCGAATCAAAATCCTTTTTTGCGAGAGGATAAACTCGGATTGTAGAACCTAAATAGGTAGAATTTATGTCGTTCTCTGCGTAGCAGGTTTCCTTTTGCTCAGCAGGAAATTGAACTTGGAGAGTCCAGCCAGCCAGATCAAAATGGCTGGCCAGATTCGACACAAGTTTCTTTACCCACGGTTCGTATTTGAGCGGTGCTTTCATGCTCCCTCGGTCCGAATAATGGACTAGCTGTCGCGTAGGTAGGAGTCGTGCTGGGCCTGAAGCGGGTTCAGGAACTGACGAACGCCAGCAGCCGAGATTCTGTTGAACGAACCCTTACGACGCCAGTACGTGTAGTCGTGACCCTGACGATCTGGTTTGTCTTCAGGATGGAACCGGCGACCGCATGTTGTGCAGATTCCGATGTCCACTTGGGCGTCCGTACGGTGCCAGACAATCGATGTGCGCTGATGGACATCTTTGGTTTCCCCGAGTCCGCCAGCGATGTGATCGCACTGCTCTTGTTCGAGATTCTTGGTAGCTTTTTGCCGACGATTGAGTTCCTTGGCTTGTTCCAAGAACATTTTGTCGTTGGCTTCCCGGGCTAGTTGTTCCTTAGTCTTGATGACCTCTCGGGGCTCGGTGGTCTTCAAGATCGCGTTGGCTAACGCTGCGTTTGATTCTGCGTTCTGCTGAGTCAACGTTGCGATCAATTGTAACAAAGCGTCGGTAGACAACGGCTTCGCGCTGGTGTCGATTGCCTCAGTAATTGGGGCGATTTCAGCAGGGGTTTCGGGTGAAACTGGTTTTAAGGCTTTGAGTGACATTTCATTCTCCTACTCACAATCCGTGAGAGCGGGTTGGTTTAGATTTTCTTGGCGTTGCGGTGCTGGTTCAGTTTTTTGTACCACACAGAATTCACGCCACCAGACTGG